GAGAATATAGATAATGTATCGCAGATTTTAGGAGACTATTACAGTCAGGATGGTATCTTAAATAATTTTTTCTTTTTAAGAAAACCCATGTGGTCATACTATTTTAAATAGTCATCAATCCATTCAATATGATCGCTTATTCTAGTATGAAAACTTTCTGTTTCATACTCATGAGTATTTTTGTCATTTCTTGATACAAAAGAATGTATTCCTGCTAATTCATTACCAATAAATAATCCTCCTCCACTGTCACCATGAAATATTAAAAACTCTAATTGTGTTTTATCCGATTTAAGAGATGGACTACAGACTAGTGTATTATTTTCTATTTTATCTATCTTATTCGATCCGGCTCTCCTTTTTCCATCCGAAAACTTTTTTCCAGACAAAAAATTACCCGTAGAACCATAACCAGCTAAAGAGCATAGTTTTCCAGATTCATCTTTTTCTGTATATAAAGATGGATACCATTTTAATCCTATAGATTCATTTACATTTATTATAGCTATATCATTAGAACCCTGTTTAGATACATCAAAGTCTTTATGGATAATAAAATTATGTATTAGAATAGTTTTGTTATTTATATTTACCATATATTTATCATTTTTGTCGATAAATACATGAGCAGCAGTTAACAATACTTTATCACCAATTGCAACACATGATCCAAAATATTTTTCCTTATTAGTTTCTGGATCTAAACAGATTATTTTACCAACATATACAAAATTCTCTGCATACAATATGTGCTGTTGATCGGAATTTGATGGATCTATTAAGCCACTATATGATATTGAAGATAATAAAGATAAAATTATTACTATTAGTAAGTTTTTCATATACTACTCCTATCGGGTATAGTAATACACGATAGTAAATAGTATAATTATATTTTACCAATTATTCTACCCTTTTGTGTTCTAATAGCATAGCCCATTCTGATCAAATATGGTTCGATACTATTTTCTATAGTCTCAATAGCAATACCAGTTAAAGATGAAATGCTTTTTAATCCAACCGGATTTCCCTTTTGCTTTGACAAAATATCTAGATACATACGATCATAGATATCTAATCCCATATTATCTATTCCTTGCACATTAAAAATCTCATCAACACTAAGATTTTTTTCTGGATTACAAATCTTATAATTTTTATACCATTGAAGTCTACCATTTAGAATTCTAGGAGTACCCTTACTACGTTTAGCAATTTCTAATAGATCCTCATCCGAAATATGAATATTCAACTTATCAGCATTCAATCTTGCTAGTTTAGCTAAATCATTTGTAGTATAAAATGTAAGATGTTCTTTAATAATAAATCGATCATAAAATGGCTGACTTAAACTACCTCCACTAGTTGTGGCACCAATCAGTGTGAATGATGGAAGATCAATAGTTTCTGGCGTTCCGTTAACTGTTAAAGATAAACAAAAATCCTCCATGACAGGATATAAAAATTCTTCTACTAATTTTGGCAATCTATGAATCTCATCAATAAACAAAACAGATCTTGGTGCCATACCCATGATATACGGCATAATATTTTTAACACTTCTGATATTAGCCGCATTGACGGTATATAGATTAACACTCAATTCGTTGGCTATTGCACTCGCTATAGTGGTTTTGCCTAGCCCCGGAGGACCGTCTATTAAAGTATGAGGCATCACAGTCGATGAACTTAAACAGCCCACCACTGATACCTTTAAACGATCAATCGGGCCACTCTGACCAATAATCTCATCAAATCTAGTAGGACGAATTCCTTTAGACATTTTTTATCTCCAATGATTGTAATGATAGTTTAACCAAATCTATAGTGCTAGTAAGAAAAGGATTGTTTTTGTAGGTCTTACTCAGAATATTATCTGCTTCTGCTTTTGTAAAACCATATTGTTGCAATAAGGGGCTTGCTTGATTTAATAGTTCTTTTGGAATATTAATTTCTTTTGTTTCTGTTTTTGGTTCTATTTTTTCTTCATAAACAACATCTAGACTTTTGATTTGTTTAGGCTTAAAAATAAACCCACATTCACAAACAACTTTGAAATTTTTTGTTTGGGTTTCTTTGAGTGAAAGCCAATGAGTATAATAACACTCATTATTTGGACATCTATATTCTAGATGACAATTTAGATTAATCGGTTTCTGGAGTTTCATCTTCTTTGCACCAAAATACAAAATCATTTATTTCATGATCATAGGCTGACTCTATCAATCCCTTACTAACCAATGATGATAGTAAATTACTAACCAAACGTGTGTTCAATGCTTCTACTATTTTAAGAAATATTTCTTCATCAAGAACATATCTAATTTGATTTGTGTGTTTATTAGTTTGCTTCTTAAGAAGATTTTTAACTATTACCATAGATTCTTGTTGAGTTAAAACTTTATTAAGTTCTTCCAATGATACATTATCTAGTTTTGCAAACATTTGATCTATAGCATCATCTTCTGATTCTGCATTTTTTCCAAAACTGTTATAGACCACTTTTCTAGTGGACTCAGTAAACTCATCTAAGTTATCGACTATGTATAATTCTGACATAATTTTCCTTTAGTTTAGAATATCAAACAATCCCTTATAATAATGAGGCTGTAATATAAAATGTACAGCATGACTTTGAATGTGGTTTAAGTATTCTCTGGCTAATCTAGCATTGGCAAAATACTCTTTTTTCCATATTGGTTGTTTCTGATAATTACTCCCCAAATACTGGAAGGTTTTATCCTTACCAGTATTGGAGAAGTAACTATTCACAGGAAACGATTTTTTGGGAAAATTTATATACCATACATTTGGTGATCCTTCGACTACATCGTTTAGGGCATCATATAGCATTTTACCCCAAGCATCCCATGCAGCAGGATCAAACTTAAAATAGTGCTTATATTTGTCTTGAGCATCATCATAATCATGATCGTCATCATAGTCATAATCTTCATTCATTTTATTTAATCTCTGGTAGAAAATAGTGGGAGGGAATCGAACCCTCTCATATAGCGTATGTTTAAAATTTAAACCAGAGGCTATCATCTTAGTCGCCAGACCCACCTATAATTAAATCAATAGTTTTGATCTAAATCATCTTCGTATTCATCTTCATCTTCATACTGATCCCAGTAATCATCATCATACTCATCATACAACTGCTCTTCATCCTCATCATAAGAATCTTCGCTAAACTCAGCCTTATAAAGAGGCTTTAGTAGTTCGCCTTGATATTCGCCAACAACTTCATATCTACAAGTACGAAGTTTCTCATGATTACAATCACTAGGAACGCTGACCACATCCTTCGGATTAATCTTAACAATCATAATATGATCACCATTATCAGCACTACCATAATTAGCCACATAGTTTAAAGCACCAGCATGAAGTCCCTGAGAACAACCAACGCTACGATTGTCATCGACTTTAGCCCTATTCATTTGGCAAACTTTGCCAACATGATTGTCAAATGTGCCAGCATACTTATCCATATAATCACTACGAACAGCCTTGTATGCTAGGAAATGACCATCCTCAGTAATTGGTAGATGTTCATGCTCCAAGAAATCATACAGTTCCTTTTGACTTTGCATACTGGGATTTTCCATAAGATTATTCAAAAAGTTTACAAGAGGCTGAAACGGTAATCCCTTACTCATAAACTCCAGAATACGCTTACTAATACTACCATGAACTTCTTCACCATCAAAAAGCACCTTGCCGTTCTTGACCTCAACCAGACCATCACTAAATGATGATACTGCCTTTTCAATATCTACCAGATCTAGCAACTCATCATTAGTTGCTGTTGGTAGAGCCTCAAGAATCAGCTTGTAATTAATATGATCAGGAATAACTTGATAAGCCTTATTATTCAAGATCAACGTCAAATTACCATCAACCCACATAAACGGAACGCTCATTTTAATTCTCCTCTTTTCCTGTGAAATTATTTGATCAAAACACTTAGACTATTTCTTAACTGTTCAATACCGTTTTCATCAATAGTTACAAACCATGCTGGCGGACTATAGTAACGATTATGACTTACTCTAAGTGGATTAGACGAACCTATTCCGCTCAATCCCGCATCAGCACCGTTCGATTCCAACGTAGTAGTCACAATATACTTGAGCATCGGTACCTTGTCAACCTCCGCTTTAAAGTTTTTTCTAAGATCACTACTTTTCGTTATCGACTCACAAAAATCTTTGGATTCTTGAGAAATTGATACTATCTTAGATGTATAATCTTCACTATATAAAGTATTAATCTCGCTCTTTAAGATATTAAACTCTTGAGTTTGTTTACGAATCTTCTCAGGATCAATACCATTCATATTATGCTTTGCTAATATTTTTGCCATAATAGCAAAGTATTCTGACTTCTTACAAAACTTCATATCAAAACTATTATGAATAACATGAGCAAAAAAGTAATGAATCATCCATTGATCGACCAGATTACAAAGTTCCGATCCACCAATATACTTATCATAATCAATACCAAAAATGCTTAGAATAGTAACCGCTATGTGCCTATCTGTACGAATCCTGTAATAACCATAAGTCTCATTCTTCTCGTCTGCATTATACTGTTCAGTACAGTAGTCTACAATATTCTTATATGATCCAACTTCTCCGCAGAGTTTACTCATCATGCTCTTTAATTGAGGCTTGATCCAAGCATTGAAATCAACAAGATTCAAATCCTTGATCTTACTAACAGCACTCTGCTTGATAGCAAGAATATTCTTGTCCTTCAATAGATTGTGAAGAGTATGATTTTTATCTTTGATAATTTTATTAATATAAGCGATAGACGGAAATCCTTCTACCGAAGCATACCTAATAATAGGAATATAAATTGTCTCGTCTTGATCTTCAATAGTTTCGTAGGTATCTTCGTCTACTTCTCTTAGAAGATCAGAATCATTTATTCCATTACCAGATAGAACTAGTTTATCGTTAGCATCTGGACAACCACCAATAATAAAAACCTCACCAGCACTAATCTGACCAAAAGAAACGCTACTCTTGCGTGGTCCCTTGCTAAGTAGACTACGATAATCAGAAACATTAACTACATTAGTTTCTCCGCCGATATCACTCATGATATCATCAAAACCTTCTGTAGAATCTTCTGGATGACTACTATCCACCATAAGATAAGCAAAGCAATCATTTTGATTACAATACTTTGTCACAATCTTTTTGGCAGTTTCTTCACCCTTAATATCACAGCGGAAAAAGATCATTTTACCACTCTTTTTGGTTCCGCTCCAATAGTATTGAGGAACCCCCTTGAGTGTTTCATTATGGATTTTATCTGTTAGATAAACCATACGACGAGAGCGATAACCAGATGTTCTAAAATTAAAAACATACAACTGCTTATTTTTCTTGAACTTATATTCAAGATCTTTACCACTAGTTAATTCGTGGGTCTTGCCAGACTGGTCGGTCCATGATGCACCAGCGGTCCATCCGCCAGCAAGATCGCTCAGATTATAATAGGTCTGATAAGCATCTACCAGATTAGTACACTGAGTAATCTTTTGAGTCATATCTTCTTTGAGTTGAAGATAAATATCTTGAGTTCTTTCACGCAAAACTTTAATAACATTTTTTGTATACTGTAAGCCTTCACGACTCACATCCATTTCCAATTCACCAATATCAAAATTGATTTCAAGATATAGGCCGGACCCTAGAACCTCCTTGACTAGATTCTTCCAATTATCAACATCTACCTTTTTAAAGGTACGATTCCATTTCTGGATAGCGTCATTGGATGTATCTTTTTCTGCTTCTCCAATAATCTTTGAACTATCAACAGGATAAGCAATATTACCCATGATAGCAACAATACCACTATCAGCATTGTTATATGCTGAAGGATATTGATCATTATTATTTGCTAGTCTACCAATCCTCCAACCCTTACCATCAATAACAAAATTAGTATAAGAATACGAATGATCTGACAGATTCTCTCCAAAACCGCCCTCAATAATGGGCTTCATTTTGAAGTAATGGAAAATTCTTTTTGCTTTGGTAGTAAACTCGCCAAAATCACACTGCTTAACAGCAAAACTAATTTCAAGACCGTTAGGCTCTTTAGTTGCACTAATATCAAACAGATTAAGACTAGGAACACCATTCTCATCCATAGCCGCAATATAAGAATACTTAGTTCCGTTGTAATAAGATACTGTGCTAAAACTCTTGGTATAAGCAAATGGACTCTTACTACCTAATCCAAGACAACCAACAAAATCATTACTATCATTCTTGTTGCTTGCACCATAAGTGGTATATAGTTCCTCCATATCTTGCTGACTAAGACCAGTGCCATAATCACGCACAGTAAAAGATG